GTGTAGTACGCGTTGTATTGAAAGTCAGAAACCTCTGGGAATATAAGACGGACAGATGATCCTACAGGAAAGTCATACTCTAGAGCTTCTAAAGTTCCAGTTAGAGTTCCACCGGATGCGACGATAGTTGCGCCAAAATCATGTGTCCATGTCTTCCAGATATTACGGTGGAAGAAGTAGCTGGTAAACTCTGATGCACTGACGCTGAGCTCGCGGTCAACGACGTTATAGTTACGGTTCCAGATAATTCCGCCCCACACGCACTCGCTATCACGCACAACGTAGAGTCCTGTTTTACCAGGCATGGTGCTTTCATACAAGTTCATCGAGGCTGTCTCAGGGATAACCGGTATGTTTCCGCCAAAGCTTCCTGCAGCCTTGATAGATCTTTCAAATGAAACTCCCTTGAAAGGAATTTCTGCAAGTACCTGGTTAGTTAAAAGATCAGTAGTAAAGTACCTGTATATAGCCGCATCTGATTGATACAGTGCCATTGGTTATACCTCACTAAGTAGATTCGTCGTTAAATACATTGTATACTAACCTAGCCATGCAGAGCGGTAATACACGGTTAAAGATGCAGAGCTTGTTAGGTCACCTTCATCATAAAAACTAAATACGTTTGCGCCAGGAGCTAAGAGTGTCCACTCTGCAAGAACGTCGATAAGACTGCGCTTGCCGACTACGTCACCGTTAAGTGCAACCTCATGATCTCGCGTATCGACTTCAAGAATATCCGCGCTAGATGTAATTGTTCCAGATGAAGCTACGGATGCCACGTTGTTAGCGTTTTTAAAGTAGGTAAGCGTAGTTGTTGTTGGAACAGTTAATATAGTAAAGGTACCGTTAAACGTTGCGTGAACACCAGATACAACTACCACGTCACCTGCAAGAAGGCCGTGAGCAGCCGAGGTTGTAAGCGTTGCAATGTTTCCTGTTAGAGCCCTGTTAGAAACGGTAGGTGTCAGGACTCCGCGCAACGCGCCGATGATGGTAATAGACTCGTTGGTTGTCTCGTTAAGGATAGTTGCAGGACCAACGACAGGACCTGTAACCTCAAACACAACAGGCGAGTATGCGTTTCCTGTATTTGTAACCGTACCTGTTCCAGATCCCACGGTGCCGGAGTCTTCTCCTGCAATCGTCACCTCGCGATAGCCTAGTTCATGTCCTTCATACCACTCGTACTTAAGAGGGTCTGGTGCACGTAGGCCGATAGAAAACTCTGTGCGTCCACGCGCATTTACAGTTTGAATATCTGGTTGACCAGACAGGCGAACAAACGAAGCCTTCGTAGGATTTTCATTTGTCTTTAACCATCCGCCTACGTATACAAGATCTGTCTCTTGGATAAGCTTATCTCTTGACACAGGAATTAGCGATGGGTCTGGAGTAAGAAAGACTCCGTTAAGTGTAATTTGACGAGCCTGGTATCGTCCGCGCACGTCGTAGGATCCGTCTCCCCAACCGCGAGGAATATCACGTACCTCAGGCTCAGGATGAACCCACCAACCTTCAATATCTGTACATACCCAAACAACGCCGTTTTCATCTACAGTATTAAGAATAAGACTTCCGATTGAAACGTCAGCATTAAGCTGCATTCCTGTAATCTTAGGGATAGGTAACGGAGTAAGACCAAGGTTGACGTACTTGTTTTCAGTTGCCTGTGTCACGTCGTCAAAATACTCGCCGACGTAGGATGCGGCCTCAAAGATAAACGCGTCTGCATAGAATTTCTTACCGACCGTACCAGCCGACGGTTGAACCACCGAGATTAGCGCTCCAAGGGCTAATGCAGGTGCGGTCATTACACCCATTAGTCTTATCCAGTCATCACCTGGAGTGTTCTCTAAACTGATTGTGGACGTCGTGGATATAAGGCTACCACCGCTTAGGGCGGTGTACCAGCCGACGTTAATTTGAAAGGCGCCGGTTTCTTCTCCCGCAGGTACCTTTACATATCCAGCAACCGCGTACGAGGTACCGGCTGTCACAGAGATGCGAGATGCAATTACCGCACCTGAGTTTGCAGCCGCAGCCTTGGTGATTTCTAAGCAGGACGAACCAAAGAATGCGTCGGTGGTGATACGTGCAATAGTTGAAGATCCTGTAGCAGACCATCCTGTTGTATTTGTCTTAAACGAAGGGTTGACGATTAGATTATTTCTCGCCATGTTATGCTCCTCCGCGACGAAGTTGGAATGCGATTTGACGTGAAATTATAGACGCAAGCTCTGACTCGTTCATACCTTGTGAAGGGTAGACGTTAATTGTTGCACCTGCACCTGAGCCGCCAGATAGCATCTGGATCATAGCGCGATCTCTCTTTGATAAACCTTGTGGGTCAAGTGGCTCAACGCGCTCTGGGCGACCAGCTTCTCCAATGCGCGCGATTGTTCCACCGGGAGTTGCTGGGACAATTCCGCCTTGAGCAAGCTGAGGGAATCCTAATGTAAAACTTGGAAGAGTTTTACCAAGAACAGTAGCTCCACCGATTTTTAATGTTTTGCTTGCTACGTTTGCATTCCACCAGGCTTTTGCGTTTTTCCACGCTGTCTGTAAACCGTCTGTTAACCCACTCCATATGTTGCTAAGACCATTTCCAATTCTTCCAGGTATCGCTTTAACACCTGCAACAATTTCACTGAATTTAGTCTGCGCATACGTCCATGCGGTGGACAGGCTGCTGGTTAGCCAGCTCCACATTCCTACCGCAGCATCTTTAAGTTTTGTCGGTATACCTTTAACAAATGCAACAATTTCATCAAAGTTCTTTACTACAGCTAGAACTAGCAGACCAAACGGACCTGTAAGAACAGCAAGAATAAGTGGCCAGTTTTTCTTTAGCCAGTCTAGCGCCATTGTAGCGCCTTCTTTTATCTTTTCAAAAGCGTTTTGCACAGCTACTCTAAATGTCTCGCTGTTCTTGTACAGAAGTATAAATAAGCCTGCCAGCAATGTAATAGCAGTAATTGCTATTCCGATAGGGTTTGTAACAAAGAATAGACCAAGTAGTTTTAATTTACCAAGCAAGGTAGTTAAACCGGTCATGGCTGCAGTTCCGGCTGCTTTACCGAACTCAAGCATTTTTGAGCCACCTTGCTTCAGTGCGGTGCCAAGCTCTGTTCCTATCGCTTTTGCAGTATCTATAGCGCCTTTCTTTACCTTGTCAAAGGCATACATACCTTTAAGCGCGATTGTTTCTAAACCTGACTTAACACTAGCAAGAACGGGAGCAGGCACGATGGCAGATACTATTTTACCGATATTCTGTAGATTGCCAGCTAAAACCTTTAGACCAAAACCTCCAACCTTGCCGATAGTGCCAAGAGCTAACCCAAAGGCTAAAACCTTTCCTGCAGCATCGACCACGGACTTAATAAACTTATTTTCTAAGAGTGTATTTATCGCACCTAAGACGGTATTAAGGGTGTCAAAGAATATTTTAATTGACCCTGCGTCTGTGGTTGCCTTAGTGAACTTAAGAATATTAACTACTAGTCTAGCTAGTGACGGCCCTGCCTCAACAGAAGACTTAAGGATATCTCCAAAGATAGGAGCTCCACCCTTTAGCGTGTCAAAAAATACCTTAACGTTTGGGTCTGCGCCAACCTTAAGAATTTCTTTAACGAACGCGCCGACTGACTCTAGGATTGCTATAGAGTTGGTTGCTGCGCCTTTAAAGTACTCTGCTAGTGAAGCTTTCCCTGCTACTGACCCAGAGAACGCTTCAAACTTACCTGTGATATTTTCTAGCCACTCGAGGACGATGTACCCTCCGCCGCCAGGTTGGAAGTTAGCGCTGATGACGTTAGATATTCCACTAAATAGATTTCCAAAAACTTTACTTAACTTGGCGGCTATGTCTCCTGCCTTGGTAAAGAATGCCTCTAGCTCTCCGCTAGCTTGTCCTGCATTTAAGAATTTTGCAAAGTCTGCAGTTTTCTTAGTTAAGAAGTCTGTAAACTTGCGAATAAGAGGATCTGCGGCAACGAGGATAGAAAGAATAGAATCGTAGACACTTCCTATAGTCTTTCCAAGACCCTCAACAATATAGCCAGATTGCTCGAAAACCTTCTCAAGATCTTTAATGTTCTCTGGCTTTACTATTGAGTCAATAATGCTATTAAATGCTTTACCTATAGAAGTTGCAAGCTTTTTAAGCATTGGCTCTAGAGGTCCGAACAGTTGTGTCCTTAGCTTTTCAAGCCCTTCCTGTATAAGAGGTAGAAGAGCTTCTGCAGCTGCATCTCGTAGCTTTTTAAGCGCAGGTATGAATGTACCGACAAGATACTTTACAAACTTTTGCGCAGCAGGGGATAAATTATTTAGCGCATTCGCATATGCGTCAACTCCGCCAGCAATTCCTTTTGCAGCTGTAGCCTGGTCTTCCATTGCTCGCTCAAGATCATCATATGCATCTTGGATTTGACGTATGATGTCAGCTTCTCTGTCTTGATAGCGCTGCTTGACATCAGCTATCTTTTGCTCTGCCGCAAGAATTTTTTCTGTATTTGCTAATTTTACAGTAGTGATATTTGCTTCAGCTGCTTGCTGGCTGCGCAACGCGTCACGCGCAGTTTGAGCGACGTTAGCTTGTGCCTCTTCTTGGCGTTCTAGCGCATTGATGTACCCAGCTGTGTTCTTAGGATCTCCAGCTAGCTTATCTTGTTGTTTTTGAAGATCTGTATTCTTATCCTTAGCGCGGCGTAGACCAAGTTCAGCCTCAGCAAACGCAAGTTGTGCTTCACGACGAGCACGGGAATTTGGAGGTAGATCTTGAGTACGCTGTAAGGTCTCACGAGCTTTTTCAAGAGTAATAGATGCGCGCTTCTCTGAAAGCGCTGCATCTTCTGCGTCAAAGCCAATCTGTTGAATCTCTTCACGGCCGTCTTCCAATGCTTTTGTAAGGTCGAGTTGCGCGTCCTTGAGGCGATTATTCGCATCAATCATTGACTCGGTATTTTTTTCTTTTACTAAAGCTAGTTTAGCATACGCCTCGGCTTCATCTGCGTTTGCTTCTTCAATTGCCTTTGCTTTGTCTTGCTCTGCCTCGATTGAATCTTTAATGCGATCACGTTCGAGCCGCTGACCATCTATCTCTAGCTTTTCAATACGCTTATTTATATCTTCAATTCTACGGGCAGCTGCAATCTTTGCTGCAGTGTTTTCTTGCGTTGCTTTTTTCTGTTGGTTTAGTCCAGCAGAAACAGCTTTACCTACTCCTGAAAAAGCTGCAACTGTAGTAATAGCAGCTAACCCGATAGCTGTAAGTATTCCAGGTAGCACAACTAGTGCAGGTGTTGCAGCTCCTAGAATAGAAACAAGAGATACAAAGCCTCCACCGAGAGAACCAAGACCTGCGATAAGAGGACCGATGGCGGCGGTAAGTGTAAAGCTTGTTCTAACTAATGACTGAAAAGCTAAACGCGCTGCGTCTGCTTCTCCGGCAGAGAAATTAAAATTCTTGCCTAGCCCTTTAGATATGCTATTGTTAAATCCTTTTGTAAAGGAGTTACCGATAGACGCACCGTCGGAACCGATGTCAATTCCGTTAAGGGAACGACGCACGTCTCTTTCAAAGCCAGTCGTTATAGCCTTTACAACTATATACGCATCGCCAACTACCGCCACTTACTCACCTCCTTTCGGTTTTTAATTTTCTTATCCTCTAGTAATTGGACCGTCAAGCGTGTCACCAAATGGCTGGTCCGCTGCGGCGTTTACTGCTGTAGGTCTAATAAACGGTTTAACTGCCTTTTGCTTTTGCAAAGGGTCAAAAGGGACTATCTTTTCTTCTTCCTCTTCTGATATAAACTCGTAGTCGTCAAAATTCTTAGTGTAGCCTTTTCCGCTGGCTGTAGAACCTGAAGTCGTCGAGTAGGCATACGAAGAGTTGTAAAAGTCTTGATAGATAGCTACGCGGGAACGATCTCTACCCTCTGCCTGTTCAACAGTCGAGTAGAACAGGTCTTCTTCAAAGAAATAGTGCAAGACATCGAGCATGTTGCTTGCCTCCATTTCCTTTAAGTTTAATCCGTTCACGAGTGCTTTTCCATTAATGTAGGGCCAGAGATCTATTCCCCAGGAGACGAGACTTCTGGCCCCTGAGTCGGGCGTGAGGTATAACCCTCAACTAGCCAGGCGCTAATCTCTCCTAGTTTTTCCATCTGAACAATCTTGTCAGGGTGTAGAAGTAGAGCGTTAAATCGCTCGTAGCTTTCTTCCATAAGAGCGTGCTTAAAGAAGAAGCTAATAGAGTTGGCAGCCTCTGCCGCATCATCTGAGTTTGACTTAGCAACTAGGTCTAAGAGAACTTTTCCTTGTAGCTCTGGACGGCAAAAAAATTCTTCGCCGTGAATCTTAAAAGATATTTCTTCTTTTTGGCCGGTGTCTTCGGACCCAAAATCTTTGAACTTGGTCATTATTTCTTCCTCCGTATTGTGTTGGTGTCTTTATTAAAGCACGTGCTTTAATTCTAGGTTATCTTATCAAATAAAGGTTATCGGTGAGGTATCTGTTTGGCTGTGTTCCAGGGTGTCGTATTGTGTGCGTGTAGATTACGCGGCTGCCAGACGTGAACCTAAACACCTTATCTCTGTTAACAACCATTAGGTGCGGACGTGTACCGTTATGATGCAGCAAGGCATAATTCAAAGAAGAGCCAACCTCTATACTTTGTCCTGTCCCAGTTCTATTGTGATTTCGTACGTGAATAGACTTTTTTAGTCTTCCTGTATCTTCTCCCGCTTGTGCCTTTGCCGCCACCATTACCCGGCGCGCGCGACTATTAAGATCTCTACCTACTGTTCCGCCGGGTGCGTTAAGAAGTGTATCTAACTCAGCAGGCCTAAATACTACTGTAACTGCCATTATGGAACCACCATAGATACTTGCATACGAACTGTCTCAAAGCCGCCTTCAGGGTTACCAGCCTCGACGGTGGCAATAACACCCATGCCATATTCGTTCTCTTCCCACTGGTCGAGTTTGCGCATGAGCTCCATAAATAGATAGCAATCAACTGCCGCAATCTCTGAACCTTCTTGAATTTTTTCTCCCGTAGGAGCCTTGCCGTTATTTCCAACTACCGGAATCTGTCGCGATACTGCGATGCTAAGCACCGCTGTTCGTGGTTGGGTACAGCGTTGAGGTTGGCTTGCCTGATCTCCAGGAAGACCTAGATACATTTGAATAAATGATACAGAAAGCTGCTCGCAGTCAATCGCAGGCTCACCCATTAACCAAAAACGACGTGAAGGCAAGTCTATGTTATATTCTTCGTAGGTTTCAACTACCTTGGCAAGAACTGCGTCAAGAAAATCCTTAAGGTGTAACGCTCTAGAGTCAACAGTGGAGATGTCAATAATTGGCATATTGCGTCTCCTAGTTGTCTAGTGTATATGTAGGTGTCGGTACAGCGCCAAGTTTAAGTGACAGGTTACCGGACGCAATATACACAGTTTCAGTTCCCTTTACTGCATAGAGATCCCACGTACCCGGGTCAACAAAGCCTGCGTAGGCATACGCATCTGCGTAAGGGACAGATAAAGTCAGCGTGTCACGAGACTCGTTTGTAACAAGCGCCGTACCCGTGTCTGCGCCGTACGCAACGTTGCTTGCAACCTTGACGTACATAAAGGTAGTAGTCGTAGGAACATCCGCTATGTAGTACGAGCCGTTAAACGTAGCGTTAACGCCTGAGATTGTCACGTAGTCACCTTCAGAGAACCCGTGGGCAGTCGACGTGGTAATAATCGCCATGTTATCCGCAAGTTGCTTGTGAGAGACGGACTTAGAGATGTCGGTAGTGATGGTGTTAATAGAAACGGCGCCTGAGCCAAGGTCACTTGTCTTAGTTCCGCTGTAGTTACCGATCTTAAGGTTAGGTATCCATGTGTCATCTGTTACCAGGAACGCGGCGTTGATGTAGTCGATATTTACGTCGAGAGTTCCGCCGTCCTTCCCTGTGATGACCATGTCAAGAACACTTGGCGCAAGAGAAAGAGGCTTAGAAACATGACGACGAGCGCGAGGAACGTCTGGAGAGAATACACGTGCCTTTGCACGTGCCTTATCTGGGTTTGAAGACTTAAGGAAGAGATCTACAACATATAGACCTGTGCGTAGCTCGTCAATAAAGTCCTGGTTGTCAAGAACCGTGTAGGAAACACCCTGGCGAGAGATAGCGGTAATACGTTGAGGCAATGCACAATCATCGTTGCCAGACCAGAGCTTAATAAACTCTGTAGCAAGGGTACGCGCTGCAGCCTTGCCAGACGCAGGAGGTGGAGATCCGTATGTGTATGTAACTTCAATGTTGCAAGGTGCCCAGGCTGTGCCTGAACGTGCTTGAAGCGTAGAATGATCTACTAAATAATAATTAGAAGGGTCAACTATCGTTCCGGTGCGGTCACGGACAGCGTCGATCTTAACTACAGGCCGTCCGCGTAGGCGTAAACGGGTAGATGGTGACATACCGTCTGTTGTAAGCTCGGCGTAGTCGTCAAATTCATCAAAAGGAAGGTTATACATGTCGCCGGCGACAAGTTCCGGCGTGTAGTTACGCGCAGACGCGCCTAGACGGTACGCACGTGATGCGCATACATATTTTTCTGTAACTGTATTGATTCCACCGTACTTGCGACCAGACATAGACCATAGAAGTTGAGACGCTACCTTAACGGCCTCGTACGCGTATTCATGATCCGCGTAGATGTCAAGTTCTTCTACTGAAACCCAAAGGTTTGACACTTATCTATCCTGTCTAATCGTCGTTAATGTAGATCTTAATAAAGGAGCGGCATGCCTGTGTTGGTGGTAACACATCGGCATGCCGCTCACATTCTATTATTAAGAGGTTGGATCCTCTGTAGACGCAAGGATAAAGTCTACAGCGTTATCAGCGTTATAGTCTTCGTTTCCAGGAACGTTATAAGCTGTTGTTGAACCCTGTGAAGTAAAGTCTGTTACCGCACGTGAGTTAGTTGCAACAACTGCTGTACCGGAATCTGCGCTAGAGGCGATGGTTCCAGTCGTTGTAGTTGTGTAGGTAAACGTTGTTGTTGTTGGCACAGTTGTGATTGTGTATGTCCCGTTGAGAGCACCGTTAGTTAGACCTGTGATAACTACTGAGTCACCAACTTCAAGGGTATGAGCCGTTGAGGTAGTGATTGTAGCAGTTGTGCTCGTGCGAGCAACGTTTGAAACAGTCTTTGTGATTTCTGGGTGCCATCTGTAGAAGCCCTTGCGGCCTGTTGGAGCCCAAGCATTACGAGCATATGAGTATGGACGCTCAGTTGCAACTGGGTATTCCCAGCGCTCATCGAGACCTGATCCGAATTCCGTGTTGCCAAGTCCGTAACCTTCGAATGTGTTTGCAAGCAAACCATTCTCAATTACGCGGTCGCCTGAGAGGCGAAGCTTTGCGTATGGGAATACCCAGTGGAAGTAAGGAAGCGATGCTGCCTTCTTTCCGTCGATGATTGCATGTGACCAGCACTCGATAGCAACACCGTTACCTGCAGGATCATCACCTGTTGCAGGAGAAGACCAACCGATAGATTTACGATCTGGTGAAGCAAATGTGCCAAGGTTCTTACGAAGTAATAGACCGCCTGAGATAAGCTGTGTTAATTCTGGATCTGGCTCGCAGATTGCAAGTTCCATTGTGATACGCTTTAGTGTATCTGGAGACTTGTATGTAACGCAGACAGCGCCGTTAGCGCCTTTTTCTGTAATTTCATCGCCCTCTTCGTATTCAGGTGTGAATGAGAGACGCATGAATGCAGATGTTGTGTAGCTGTCGCCAGGTTGATTCAGGAGTGTGCCAGACGCGTCAAGTCGAGTTACTCGAATTGAGACGCCCTGAATACTGGCGGCGTATTCTTGAGTTGCCATTGTTTGTTTTTCTCCTTATTTTTGATGTATAACTGTCTGCTAATACGTATATTTTACGCGGTTAGATCGATCCTGACTGCTGCGTGAACAGACGAGTCAAAGTATACTGCTGCCGGGCGGATTGCCTTAAGAAGCATGTTGTTCGCGTTGCCTGATACGTCGTAGCCCTGGGCTAGGTTATCGTTAACAACGTCAATATCGCCAAGAATAACCCTGACGTCTCCTGTCGCGTACATCCATTTGTTTGTCGCGGTAGGTGTTTCTGAGTCTCCGGCCGCGTCGGTTGGGCCTGCTCCTGAGTAGCCAGAACCAATCACGATAGGAGTGCCACCAACAGTTCTAAGGAAGGTGTCAGTGCTGCCAGTTGAAGGGTAGACTAGATTAGAGCTTGCAACAAGCGCCGCAACGTCGCGTGTCATGTGAATGACTCCTTGGATTCCGCACGCTGAAGATTCTCCAATTGTCTGCTCAAGAAGCGCTAGTGCGCGACGAGCGGATAATGCTGTACCTGAGTTAAGTATTGTAGCAGCAGGATCTACTAGTGCTCGATTTGCATGGCTAGCGCCAATGCGAACTGCACCGTCCCATAGCTCCTTTTCAAGAGCTTTTTGTGTAATACACTCTAACTGACGCTTAAGTCTTTCAATATGGTCTATACCAAGTAGACCTAGAGTTGAGCGATAGTCCTCAACCTCAACAAAAAATGGTTTAACTTCTAGATAACGAGCAGGTGTTGCGTTGCTTACAATTGTAGATGAAGTTGTGTCTGTATCATCCCAGTTTTTAGCGGAATATACTCCGCTGTCCCAGTACTGTGAAAAGCCGCGTACCCATTGATCTTCGTCTAAATTAGTCTGAGGTTTAACACAGCCAAGTAGACCAAAATTAGCACCCACAATCTCAGGTGCTTCAAATACTCCCGTAAAGGCCATCTTGAATGTACTTCCTAACTTAAAAGTTGGTTTTAGCTATGTTGTTCTTCGTATCGGGAGCGCCCATTGCTGAGCGCTCCCTCCACGACTTATCGAATTTTAGTATTCGACTGTTGCCGCTGCAGCGCCACCAAGTAGGTCGCGTAGAGCAGAAGCTACACCGTTTACGTTGATTGTTGATGTCACTTGAATTGACTCGACGCCAACCTTTGCAACGTTCTCGAAGGTTTCAACGAACATCTTGTAGTCGTTTGTGCCAACGAGTGTTGAGTCACGGATAATTCCGAGATCCATTGTGCCGCCGTCAAGGAACAAGAATGAACCTTCAGCGAACATGTACCATACGAATGTATCTGGGAACTCGGTCATCGCGCCAGAACTCTGTGCAGCGAAGTGTGAAGCTCCACCTGCAGTGTCTAGTGAGTAGCATACGTTGATGCCACGTGCTGCGATGTAGCCTTCGATCTCTGCATATGCATTGAGAGTTTGGTCTCCAGGCATTGATAGAGTGAGGTCAGCAGCCATTGCGTCCTTGATCCACGCTGGCATGATAACGCGAAGTGGCGCATCTGCATCTAGGCGGTGACGTGCACGGTATGCTGTTGCAGCGCGGCCAAGCTGGACTAGGAAGTCACGAGCAAGACCAACAACAGATGTTGATGTAACAGCTGTTGATGCTGCGCCGATCTTTGTTAGGAGGTTGCCTTCAGCCTCGCGTGCATGCTGGATGAGACCAAGCTCGTTGTGACGAGCAATCAATTCAGGATATGCACGTGTTAGAAGGTTACCAAACTGTAGCTGTAGTGTTACAGCGTCTGTTGAGACTGTTGTCTCAGATGCTGCTGCTACAGTCAAGCTTAGCTTAGCTGATGGTGATGGTGTTTCTGCTGAATCGTTTGCAGCAGTCCAGATACCCACGGCTGAGCCGTAGTCTGCTAGAACTGGTGGAACGATGTAGCGGATACCGCCACGATCTGCTTGGAAGCGAGGTAGGCAATCGCGGACTGGGCGTACTGCTGTGCCAAGACCGAAGATGTCGTACTTAACTTCGAATGGAGCCTGGTGTCCGCCAGATGCAACAAGTGCTTCTGGTCCGACTACTGACTGGATCTTGTTCCAGTTAGCTTCTGCATCCTGTGTAAGGGTGCGCTCTTCTGGGAACTTTGTGGTGACAGAAGCAACAATGTGCTGCTCTCCATCTCCACCATTTACACGACGTAGTGTGTGGATACGCTTTGCCATTGCTTCGGCAACTCCACTCATGTCGTTAATTGTGCTGCCAGCTGTGTAGCCAGGAATGTCAGCGCCAGCAGTGATTGCCACTGCAGCAGCTGATACCTGAGCAACAGGTCGGCGATCAGCTGGAGCTTCGATTAAAGCGTCCAACTCGTTGTTTGCGGCGGCGGTCACTGGTGCCTCCTGATCTTCCTGCGCGATTGGCGCTTCGATTGTTTCTGGTTCTGTTGATGGTACCTCTTCTTCAACTGACGCTACAACTGCTTCTTCAGCAGATGCTTCTGCGACAACTTCAGGTTCGGTCGATTCTGTTAGTACTTCTTCTACTACTGAAAGCTCAGCTTGTGGAGTTGCCTCGACTGTTGCTTCTGCAGCAGCTTCGACCTCTACAGCAGCTTCAGCTGCTGGTTCGATCTCAGTTGCAACAACTTCTTCTGGAGCTGAAAGTTCAGCTACAGGCTCTGTTGTCTCTGTTGTTTCTGTTGGTTCTACTGAGGTTGAAAGCTCAGATCCTGTTTCCACAGATGTTGACGCTGCCATAGGCATTTCCTTTTTCTCTTCTTCAGGAGCCTCTTCAGGCTTCTCTTCAGTTTCAGCAGGAGCTTCTTCAGCAGGCTTATCGCCTTCTGGAGCATCTTCTGCAGGAGCATCTTCTTGGCCTTTAACACGCATTGCTGCTTCCGCAGCACGTGCTGCAAGCTCTTCAGCTGCAGCTGCGCGACCCTTGATTTCACCGCGAACGGTGTCAAGCATATCGGCTAGTGATGTCATGGCGTCTACTGTCTGAGGAGTAGGATCTTCCTTCTCAACCGTTTCAAACTCATTGACGATGGCTGTCTGTAGATCTCCGAGTTGTTCCTCGTTGAGCTCAGTCAGGGTGTCAAGCATTTGTTTAATTTGGTCCACTGTCCCTCCTCTGGGCCAGTCATGATGAACAAGATTAGTTAGTTCATCTCGCTAATCAGTCAAGGCCGAGGGACTTAATGCGGCGCATTAAGGCACTCCACCTAGATTGAATAATACATTATATTTTCTAGGTTAATAGTCGAAGAAGTTTACTTAACTCAGAGGAAATCTCCTGTTGAGTATAGTAGTCTCCACCCGACATAAAGGACCGTAAGCCCACGGTTGCCTCTTCAGCGTCTTTTGCACCGATCTTGTCTGTCACTCGTGACAGCATATCGTCCATAAGATTTTTTAAAGCTGGAGGAAGATCGCTGTAGCGAACCTTCTCCGTATCACTCCCAAACGGTAGGGGAAGGTTAGCAATAACCTCACCTAGGGCTTTTGCCGAGGAGCGAACATTTTCTATTGCCTGTGGGTTTAAGGCTCCGGCATCTAGTCTGTCTACGATACCGATAACATCGTTGGCAGCCTTAGCTGCGTCTTGATAGTTACCAACCTCGTTGAGCTGCTCTGCCTCAGATACCTTTTGTACTACATCCTGTAATCCTGCGTCGCCAAGATCCTGCTTGATACGCGCTAGAACTAGACGAAACTTGCCTTTTTCATCGCGCGGTTGAGTGTCAGGTGTGTATTTACCCTGCTCTTGAGCCTCAACCGCTAATGTTTTTCCCATATCATCACCTAGGGCAGCTGAAAGCTCTGCCAGACGTGAACGAATATCATTAACCTCTTCGTCTACCATCGAGAGTGATTTCCAGTTTTCTGGGATGAGATCTGGGCGATCAAACTTACGAGCCATCTTTTTAATGTGGCGGCGAACGGCTGCTCGCTTGCCAGGCTTAGAACGACCGTACGCTTGGATTGAATCTTTTAAGGAATCAAGGTTTGTAATTGGGTAAGAACCATCTGGAAGAGCCTTGCCTTCCTTGGCTAGCTTTTGACGCTTCTCACGAGAGATGTACCCGAAGTTGTCATCGTACTTAGGCGCGCCGTAGATACGGGCATAGGCTTCAGCTGCCTTAATCGAAAGCTGAGCTTCCTTTTCGTCACGGACTGCATTAAACTTTGCCTTTGCGATATCCGCTTTTGCAGAAAGTTGTGCATTTTCTAACTGCTCAAGTTTTTCAATTCTAGAGCTTAATTCTGTGACTGGATCTGACTTCATACGTGCAAGTACCTGGGCACCTGCAGCAACTAATGCCATAACCGCACCTGAGGCTACACGAGCCCGTGCGATAGGGAACCCTGGAACGTTTACCTGACATACGGCAACGAGCTCAAGTTGTCCCTTGATTGGACGCCAGTCACCGGAAGGTGCAGACGCACGAAGCGCGCGAACCTGCTCTGGAGATGTGCCTGGGCGAAGAGCACCGGAGACCCAGATACCGAAGGCATCTTCTCCAGCGTGAACATCTGCGATTGCTGAGCCTGTATCGTCGTAGTGACGAGCAGCCTCAGACGCTGATGCTTCTAGTGAGGCATGGCCTCCTGCTAATGTTAATTGACCTACAGGAACATCTGTATTGTCATCTGTACGAACAACTCCTGTGTGGAAGTAGGCGTACTTGCTCTTTGAGCGCGGTGGACGGGTTCCAAAGGACATTCCGATGTGGTCAACATGCCATGCGGCGATGTGTCCAAATACTCGGCCGTCTTCATCTACCGTCAAAGGTGTTGCCTGACGTAGCTGAGGATTGTCAAACCATGAGCGCGGAGGCGTGACTGGTATAGACCCAGCAACTAGTCCACATGCAACGATAGCTGACGCTTCTACTGGATCCATTTCATCTGCGTATACTCCGTCTGGAATAACCACGATGTCCTCCTGTTTCTTGTCGTTATTGACAAGGTAGATTTGGCACTCTTGAAATGCCGGTTTAGGCACTAGAGTTACCGCCATAACACGCGCATGAGTAATCATGAGCTTGTCCGTTCCAATTTTACCAGCATCTTCATCTTCAGATAATTCAACTGTGTGCTGGCTTGCCTCGAATTGATCCAAGTCAGCGGAAACACC